TCTCTCATACAAGCCTGTGCCGCATCAAACAATGATTCGGATACAATCGCTTCATGCCTGTCGGGAACAACGATCCAGTCATTCCGGGAGATTTTTACCGTATGGGTACTGCCCACAACGTCCCGAACTCGTTTGCCGAACACTACCTTGCCGATATAACGTTCATCTCTCAGGAACTTTGCAACTATATTGGAAGTCCAGAAATTGTCTTCCTGAATGCTTCGCCACGGCGTTCTTGTACAGCCCGCATTGACCTTGTAGTTTTTCGGAGAACATACACCGTCTCCATTGAGCTCTGCGGCAATTTCCCATGTCTTTAAGCCGTCCGCCGCTCTTTGGAAGATGCGCCGGATCACAGAGGATGCTTCCTCGTCCACAAGCAGATGATTCTTATCCTCCGGGTCTTTTATATACCCATACGGAGCGTATGGGCTGAGAAACGCACCGCGTTCAGCTCTCGCTTTTCTGGCGCTCTTTACCTTTCGGGAGAGATCACGGCTGTATAGGTCATAAATCAGCGTCCGAAACGAGGTGTCGAGGCTATCTATATCCTGCGGATTGATGCTGTCAAAGCCGTCATTGACGGAAATAAAGCGCACTCCGAGAAACGGGAACACGCGGGAGATGTAGTCTCCAACGGTGATGTAATCACGCCCGAACCGGGAGAAGTCTTTGACCACAACACAGTTGATCTTCCCACGCTTAACCTGCTCCAAAAGCTCCTTTATTGCAGGACGCTCGAAATTCGTACCACTCCAACCGTCATCACAAAATTCCAATATTTCAGAGCCGGATAAATCTGCGTGACCGCATACATAATCCCGAAGGAGGCGGCGCTGATTGGATATGCTTTCGGATTCGTCCTTATCGCCGGTTTTCAAATCTACGTCTTCGCTTGAAATACGAAGATAAATAGCGGTAGTCATGCGCCGAGCTCCTTTCCTTCAAGATATGTACAAAGCTCTTTGTATTCGTCCCGGTAGCGGAATATGATCTCGATATTGCTGTCTTCGTCAACATACACGCGCTCGATAAGTGTCTGCGCCATTTCCTTTGTAAGCGTGTCCTCGCCTTTGAATTTTCCGAAAGCCGTCAGAAAGCGATTTTCCGGCGTGTGTTCGGCTTCTTCTGTCTGCCGCCGGGTAAGGGCTTCAATCAGCCGTTCCGCTTCCTCCGCTTCGGCTTTATAGCGGCTTTTCAGCGCGACATATTCCTGCTCGGTCATAAGCTTATCTACATAGTTCTGATACAGGCTGTCGTAAAGATTGTTATAGCGTTTAAGCGCTTTGTTTGCGGCATCCAGCCGTCCCTGCAAATCGCTTGCCTGCTTTTTGTATTTGGGAGAGCTGTTCACCCTGCGTACAAGCTCATCCATATCTGCGGCAAGAGCAATCTGCGTTTGGATAGCCTGCATAAGCATGGAAATCAGGGCTTCCTCGCGGATGTTCTTCTTCGGGCAGCTCGTTTTATCGTTTGAATGCGTCTGACAGATAAAGGTGTACCACAGCTTCTTGTTATGGCTCACGTTCTTGTACCGTACCAGCGGACGTTTGCAATCCGCACAGCATATCAGCCCTTTGAGGATGTTTTCGGTCGTTTCCAGATAGCTGAATCGACCGAGTTTTGCAAAGTATTCCTCGTTCTTCTGCCGTGCAGTCTCCTGAACCTTTTCAAAGGTGTCTCTGTCGATGATCGGCTCATGCGTGTTCTCAACGATAATCCATTCGTCCTGCGGCATTTTGTACTGCCTGCGGTTTTCATAAAAGGACTGTCGTTTTCTTCCCTGAACCATGTGACCGATATACACCTGGCGGCTGAGAATATGCTTGACCGTCTGTATATGCCATATTGCGCCGTTATACTTTTCCGTCCTGCATACGCCGGTATTGTAGAGATACGCAGAAGGAGACGGGATGCCGGAATCGTTGAGATTTTTTGCTATCCGCATAACGCTCATGCCCTCGGCGCGCCACTGAAATATCCGCTGCACAACGGGAGCAGTCGCTTCATCGGGCTCCAGCTTATGCGGATCATCTGCACATTTTTGGTATCCGTAGGGAGCCCATGCGCCGATGAAGTCTCCGTTCTTCTGCTTTGTAGCCAAAGCGGAACCTGACTTTTTGGAAATATCCTTGCTGTAAACCTCGTTAATGAGGTTCTTCAGCGGAACAAGATAACCGTCCGCGCCTCGCTCTGCGGTAAGAGTGTCAAAGCCATCGTTGACGGCAATGAAGCGTACTCCGAGGAATGGGAAAATACGTTCAAGATAGTTGCCCGTTTCCTTGTAATTACGACCAAACCGTGAGAGGTCTTTGACCACAATGCAGTCTACTTCACCGTGTTTTACAGCCTCCATGAGCTTCTCAAACTCGGGACGCTCAAAATCCGTGCCGGTTCGCCCGTTATCACAGAAGAGACCATACAGCGTAAGAGACTGGTCGTTTTCTATGAAGTGAAGCAGAAGGTTTTTCTGTCCTTCAATGGTATCTGCGCCTGGTTTGCCGCTGTCCTCCACGGAGAGGCGGACATAAGCGGCGGTACGGTATTTCTTTTGCGCCGGTGCCGGGGCTTCCGTTTCCGGAAGAATCGGATTGATCTTTCGTTTTGTTCTTGCCACTTAAACCACCTCCCGTATTTGTGATCTTCTGGGAATATCCATCTGCCATGCAAATTTATCCTCAAATCGGAAATGGACTTCCACACGATTGTCCTTGTATATGAGAATACGGTCTATCAGTGCCACGGCAATGCTGCGCTCCAGTTCCGTGATATTCTGATGCTTTCTGAACCGCGTCATCCATTCACGGTGTTCTCCGCCGTGCTCTTTGATCTGCACAAGGGATTCCTGCAAAGCATCCATCTGCTTTTCACACTCGGCGGCGCGTCCGGCGTAGTTCTGTTTAAACCTTGCGTATTCGTCTCTGTCGATGATGCCGTCTGCGAGGTTCTCATAGAGAGACATTAGCAGCTTTTGAAGCCGCTAATGCTCGGAACGCTTTTTATCAAGCTGCCGCTGCACTTTCTGCGCTTCGGCAGTCCTCAGCGGTGCGGTATCTGTCATGGAGAGAATATCGTCAAGGTCAATCACATCGCGGATATACTGCTTAACCGTCTCTAAAACGACCTCTTCAAGTGCCTTATCGCGTATCCCGTGGGAAGCGCATGACTTGTCCTGCTTATGCGCCGAGCAGACGTAGTAGACATACTTCTTATTCCCGGAGGGAACGGTTTTCCGAACCATGCTTGCGCCGCATTCACCGCAAAATACCATTCCGCTGAAAAGCTGTACATTGCTGTCGTTTGGACTTCGGCGGGTGTCCAGCGTAAGCACCTTCTGTACGCTTTCAAAGTCTTCGCGACGGATAATCGGTTCATGGTTGTCCGGGATGACCGTCCACTCGTCTTCCGGCTTTGTTATGCGCTTGCGTACCTTGTAGCTGGGGGTCGTTTCCTTTCCCTGCGCAAGAACGCCGATATATACTGGATTTTTCAGAATACGCAGAACGGAATTTGCAGACCATGCCGCCTGTGCGTTTGCCTTGAACGAGGTGGCAAACTTCATGCCAAGGGACTTTTTGTACTCCATAGGCGAGAGTATGCCGCTCTGATTCAGTCGGACGGCTATATCCTGCGGACTCATGCCGTCCAGCTTCCAGGCGAAGATGTCCCGCACAATGTCAGCGGCATATTCGTCCACAACAATGCGGTTCTTGTCCGTATCATCCTTCATATAGCCATACACGGCAAAAGCGCCTATGTACTGTCCGCTCTTGCGCTTGATTTCAAGCTGTGTGCGGACTTTCACGGAAATATCCCGGCAGTACGCCTCGTTGATAAGGTTCTTGAATGGGATGATAAGATCATCCGAAGCGCTTTTTCCGCCGAGACTGTCATAGTTATCGTTGACGGCAATGAAGCGAAAACCAAGGAAGGGAAAAATCTTCTCGATATATTCGCCTGCGTCAAGATAGTTACGACCAAAGCGCGAGAGGTCTTTTACGATAATGCAGTTTGTTCGGCCTGCCTTTACATCCTCCATCATCTTTTTGAAATCGGGTCTTTCAAAATTGGAACCGGTGAAGCCGTCGTCGATCCTGACGGCATATTCCCTCAGTTCCGGACGGTTGCGGATGAAATCACGAAGCAGTTCGCGCTGTCCCGTAATGCTGTTGGATTCCTCTTTGTCCCCATCGTCCCTCGACAGCCGGAGATAAAGAGTGGCGTTCCAGATTTTTGTTTCGGTATTGTTTTGCATAATGCCATCTCCTTTCTCCCAGAATTGTACTTATATAGCGAATGACTGTCGAGGATGTCGAATGGGCATCAGGCTTTCGTGCGGATATATGCCTCCAGCCTGTCCTCCAATGAAATATCCGTATCGGAAAAACTGACCTTGACAACATATTTCCCATAACGGTAGCAATACGGATTACCGATCTGACGGATGAAATCCAGAATGCGCTCCCGCTTGGGAAGCGCGGTGTTGACTTTTACATCGCGGATGTCTACAAGTGTGCTTCGGTCAACAGCACGAATATCGAAATCGGATGATACACATGCGTCCATGCCACACCTCCTCGTTTGGTTTATTCCATGGTTATGATTAGATAAATGTATGTGCGTAAACCAAGGGCAGAAGAATAGGGCCGTGACGATGCACAGCCCCATGGTTTCCGACCTTGATCTGGTATAAAAAAGATTCTTCCCTTAAAATTTCATGGGAAGAATTGAATGTCTGCGCCTGCCGTTATAGATACGGTAAAACAGGTTGACGTAGCGCTTTACGCCCCGCAGCTCCTTTTCCGCCTTGCCCGCCGCATAGATGAACTTGGGCTCGTAGGCGCGGAGGCTGTAAATGAGACGCTCCCGGTTGTACTCGCCGTGGTACAGCTCCACGAAGTGGACAATACCCTGAATGATCTCTGCTCTCAGGGAATCGGGATCGCCGCCCCGGGCTTCCAGCAGGATGGTGAGCGCTTCCTTATAAAGCTCAGCACCGACGCGCCTGAACTCCGCGAATGCGGTGTTGATGCAGATGATGCGTCCGACGCCTCCGCCGCGCTCAAAGCCTACATGAAAGCCTGCATCCTCGGTCGCTTCGTAAAACTCGCCCGATGCTTTTTCTTCGCCGTGAAGGTTGGCGCGGAGCTTTGCGCTGGGGGTCAGAGCCGCGGATTCTCCGGTCTGCATGGCGAACAGCAGGGCTTCCTCTGTCTCCGTCATGCCGTAGTACACTTTGCAGAGGATTGGCAGATCGGCATTGCCGTTCATCTGCTTCCGCGCCGATACAGTGTGCTGACCATCAAAGACGAAGTAACGCCCGTCACGGTAGCTGACTTTCGGTTCATTGGCAATGCGCTCATCAAATCTGGAGACGATCCTGGCTACGCGGTCGGTGTTCAGCCTGCGCTGGTAGGCTTCTGGAATCTCCAGATAATTACTATTGATCTCCAACAGATTATAGAGTGTCTTCGGACTGCTCATGTTTTCTCTTCTCCTTCTAAATTTATGATGTATTGTTTTGGCTTCTGCATGATTTCAACGACCTGTACTTTATAGGCCGGCTTGGATAACAGACC